TCTAGATCAAGGTTGAGATGATCTTCAACGACCTGTACATTAATTGGTTCTGCTTTGATAAGTTTGTCCATGTACTTGTCGAACCAATATGGGTTACCGCTTGAGTGCTTGACTACTTTTACGTATGTTCCCTCATACACAGAAAAGTTAGTGTCTAATAACTCATTTAAGGTCTTACCTTCATCGTTGTAGAACACCTTATTGAACATCGTGTATGGGTTCTGAATGAATTCTAGTTCCCTCGTTTCAGTGTCATAGATGTGGAAACCCTTGGGATCTTGGTAATCTGACCATGTAAGTTCATATGGGCATCCTAAGTAATCAATGTTCTGTGTGGTAGACTTGTGATGGAAGTGTCCAGACATCACACGGTCAAATCGTTTGAAGTCACTGATCTTCATCCCGTGTTCATTCATATTGCCGCGATCCATTAGGCATCCCGCAATCTCAAAGTGACCAAAAACAACTTGTGCTTCAGTGTTTTGCATAAACTTCATCGTGTCTGCATAGTTGCTATTATTAATCCAAGGAATGATTGCGTGTTGGATTCCGTCTCCAAAATCTACCTGCTTTGGACTTGAGTAGTAGTTAATACCTGCAGAATCAAAAAGTTCCTGCATTGCATTGATATCATTGGTGTTCTTGTATGGTACATCATGATTACCAACGATGACATGCAGATCGATACCGTTGTATAGACAAGGTTCGATGAACCCGTCTTTTAACCTACGTAATGTAACATAAGAGATATACTTTCTACGATCAACAATGTCCCCAAGGTGTAAAACAGTACGAATTCCTCGTTTGGCAATTTCTGGGAAGAATATATTGTTATAAAACCTATCATAGTAGTCAAGAAAAGTAAGGTTATCATTTCGAACTCCCCAATGCGTATCAGTGATCAATGCAATTTTCATAATATTTTTTCCACTCCGGAAGATGGTCTAGTAAATTTGTGCCTCGGTGTTTATCTCGACGACGTACTGCTGTTAACATACCATACATATCACTCTCACAAAACTCTGCATTTTCAAGGTATTTTATGCATCTCTTTACAATATCATATTTTCCATATGAATACAATCTATTCAAATAGATGTCCCGTATGTCTAAAGGGATTGATCTGATGCTGTAATAATTATTATCGACAAACGCACCACCCGCAAGAATGTTATCACCAAACAATTCTGGAACTTCATATATCCTACCTACGTTTAATGCGTTAATAGTAGTAGTAATATAAATGTCAATGTGATTCGTATTTATAAATCTCAAAATGTTTTTATATATCACATTCCATTCTGAAGGGTATCTAATATAATCATTAAAATCTTCAATTCCTTCTATAGAAACATTAACACAAACATGCTTAAATTTTTTAGTATCATGGATAAATTTTCTAACGTCTTTAGTTGCATTAGTTATTATTCTAACCATTTTTTCTTCTGGGTGTTCTATCATTTCTAAAATTTCATATATGCGATTGCCAATTAAAGGTTCACCTCCAGTAAACTTTAATTCTATAGTATTATTAACTATATCATATAGATCTTTATCAAACTTGTTGTCTGTATTGACTCGATGGATCCATCGAGTATTATCCTCTCCAATTTTAACTTGCTCTTTGCTGAAAGTGGATGATGACGCACCATGACACATGTGACAAGAAAGATTGCACACATTACCTGATAAATGCGTAAGTTCCGCACTGTGATGAAATGAAGGATAAGAGTCAGTGGCAATAATTTTTTCTAGTTCTTCTTTTTTGTGAGCAAATTGAGTTTTATTATCAAATCTTTCAAGGTAAAACTCACGATAAGATCTAACTCCGGACTTTTCTTGGAATATGCAAACCTGACAAAAATCCTGCAACATTTCATCGTCACCACCATTTTTCATGGCATTCCGTAATCTTTGCATTCCTTTGCTTTGCCAGAATTCTCGAAAAGAAGAATCTAAAACGTCAAAAACAAGTTCATCTTCAGTAAGTCCGTACTTCCCAAGAGGCACATCAGGATCCATTACACAACATGGAGCCATATCTCCCAAAGTTTTTGTGTGCACATTAGTAAATGGTTCTGGACAGATCCAATGATAATCTTCCAGTTTTTTCATACTTTCTTTTTCCGTTTACGTCTTTTATTTTCTTCAAAGTTTTGAATAAAATCAGACATATACTCTTCTGTCCACTCACCATACTTAACCCCATCATTAAAGTTCGTCGAACTGTCATGTCCTTGTCTATCTGATGTTTGACCAAAGGTATTCATGTGTTCAGTTGCCTTGTACTTTGTGTAAAGGTATTTCTTTTCTTTCTCAATGCGTCTCAGAAATGCATAGTAAATAATCTGTGTAAAATATGCAAAAGGGTTTTGAGATTTTTCTGGATTAAAATTATCGATATACTGCAAACTATTCTCAATACCATCACTGATCATTTCTTCACGGAATGAGTAGTTTACAAAGTTGGGTTTATATGACAGATGCGTTGCAATCTTCATAATACACTCTGCAATATAAAATGGAACAATCGGTCTAGGTTTGCCGTTTTCTTCAGCTAATATTACTGACTCTTTAAAATCTATCATTGCCGCAAGAAATTTTTTATTGTCAACATAATAGGGTTTTTTTCGTTTTTCTGCTAATGTTTCTGCCATATTAGTGTACCGTGTTTGCTGAAATTTTTTGTTCTAAAATACCCGAATTAACTTCATCCATGTATTCGTCTAATACTTCGTCTTGATCATCTAATTGTCTATTTTCTTTAAGCACGGCAAGTGATCTGATGTAGTAAGCATTAATGTCTTCGTCGACATCTGCTATTGCTATCACATGACTGGTACTTAAGTTGACCATATTAATACTTTTTGTCAAAGGTATCCAAGTCATTGCGACCATCATTGGTCTTCCACTTTCACTTTCTCCGATGTCAAGCAAGAGAGGTTCAAGAACACTTGTTGTCGTTTCATCTTGATGCACGATCTCTGCGATTATCGTCTCACCATTAGTAAGTTTTATAATTGAGTTCATTCCCCTACCTTTATGTTGTAGATTTTGTAATCAAATTCTTCTTCGTTGTAAATTTTCACTCGTTCAGCAAAGTGTTTGACCGTATGGTTATTCCACGACTTGTATGATAAATCGTCTGAAATGTCATAAAGAGTAGCAATTTCTTTATTGTCACTCTTACGCAATGCTCGACCTATCGACTGAAGATTACGAACACGAGACTTAGAGGGGGAAGCAAATATAACATTATGCAAGTTACGAATATTGACTCCCGTACTAAAGGTTCCATAAGACGCAACAATAATGGATCCGGACGACTCTTCAACCCTATGACGAATGTTTTCTCTGGTACCTGCATCGATTCCCCCATGAACAAAATACACATCTTTATCGGATGCTGATATTAAATTATACAACAATTCTCCATGTTTTTCAACCATTTGGTATAAAATAAGAGTGTTTCCAGTTCTAGTGACTGCAAGATTTTTTATAAATTTATTCCGATAATCATTATCTATCAAAAAAGAAATTTCATCCTGATAGTTAGATTGTTTCATTTGCTTGCAGGTTGTTTCAGGATATTTCAATACCAAACACTTTATTCTAAAATTAGAAAGAGTTCCTTGATCAATGAGTTCTTTAGTTTGCACGACTTTCATCACTGGTCCGAACAGACCTTCTAATACCAACTTATTAGTCTGTGTACCATCAAGTGTTCCAGTTAAACCAAATCTCCATTTACAATTATCAAGTTTAGTCATGATTTTGGTAAGAGAAGTTGCTTTGAATTGATGAGCTTCGTCACCTATCACTACATCAAACTGATCAAACCACTTCTTGGGTTGCTTGTAGATTGACTGCCATGTGCTGATAAAAATATTTGCATCAGAATTATTTTTATCTTGACCTTCCATGATGAGATGTGTATAATAGAACTGTAGTTCTTCAGAATACTCTTTAAAATCTGTATTCATTTGATGCACTAAAGAAGTAGTAGGAACAATCAGCAATGCCTTTTTACATTTATTTTTTGTAATAAGGTATTTTAAAATACAATAAATGATGAATGATTTACCAGAAGCAGTAGGTGAGAGGATTAACGCACGATGAACACGCAAGGCATGAGCAATTGCTCTGAGTTGGTAATCTCTGGGGATGTACTTACCTTTGAACAGTTCTTCCAACTCATTAAGAGCGATGTCATTAACATGATCGAGTCCCCCATGTACGACACATTCATAGTCCCTATCTTGGCAAAACTTTTTGACACGAGCAACGAGACCCTTATAGAGTGTATGAGTCGCAGTATTGAACAGTCGTATCTTACCATCCCACATGCGATTTTTATATGAAGGCATGAACTTAGCACCCGGAACCTCAAAGGTAAAGTAGTCTGAGAGTTCTTGCCCCAATCCTCTGTCACACTCAATCTTCACATTCACTTCATCCTTTGGAAGGATGTCAATTCTATCCATTCGTAAATCTTAACCAATCAATTGCATTTTTAATTTGGAATCCACGGTTGTTAATACTCTTGAGAATTGCTTCAAGGTAATTGACCTTTTCTTGTTGGAGTGCTAACTTGAGATTTAAATCAATAAAGTCGTCGTCAGACTCGATATACATCTCGACTTCATTCTTAAGTATTTTCTTGTAGAACTGTTCACGACCCAAATCCTCTAATTCATCTTGATCTAGTTCGCCAAGATAATATTCAGTAAGGAGTCTTTTTCGTCTATTGCGTTGTGCCATCATTCGTTTTAACTGCGCGTTTTCACCAATAAAGATTTTGAGATATTTGTTGTGAATCACAGGAATNTTTGTGGACTCGTCACCCAACTCAGTTTCATCCATCTTACAATCTTTGTCCCATTCGGAGACAATATCTTCAATTTTCATAATAAACCTATAAACAAAATATTATATATTATAGCAAACTATACTATAGTTGTCAATTCATACTTTCTGTAAGCAAAACTAACATCTGCTTGCAGATACTCAACACTAGTTCCTGCTATATCAAATGTTAAAGACGATAAGGACACTGGATACATATCAATAAATTTTATTTCTACGTTTGGTTTATATTGAGCAGTAGTGACAATCATAGTTCCGTCTGAATAAACTTCACCAATACTTTGAATTCCACGAGAGATAGATGCACGTTGCTCAAAGTTATCCGGATACCCTAGACCTATTAACCAATCATAAATTTCTCTAAAATTTTTCAGGTCTTCATCTACAGTAAACCTTAAGTTAAAAAGACCGAACGAAAGTTTGTCTCCGGGTACTGGCAATTTAATGAAGGTGTTCTGCACGGTATCGATCTGACCCATACTAATGTCTGGTATTGATGCTGAGGTGCAAAAATAATTTACATGCGGTAATTTTTGGATTATAAACTTAAATCCAATAGGAGATAAAAAACTTTTATTTGCGGGTTGATTGTTTAGTGCTGACATAATAACCTCTTTTGTATGTACTATTTAGGCGAAAAAAAGGGGGACTTTCGTCCCCCAATTCGGTAGTTCAGAACTACTCTTATTATTTACATCAAGTTTGATACTTTAACGATTCTGTAGTAAACATTCTTCTTAGCAGAATCTACAGCACCATCAGCAGCGGTTGTTGCAAATGGGTTAGCAACCATGCCATAACGAGTCTTGAATCCAATCTTAGGTTGGAAAGTGTTCTCACCAATTGCACGAACCATCTGGAGTGGTACGTATGGGCAGTAGAACAGACCCGCATCAAATGCATTAGTTCCCTTGTAACCAATTGTGTAGTAGTTAACAGTTGCTGAAGAGAAGTATGGATCGATGTATACTCTAACACGACCGTTCAATACACCTGCGAAAGTGTTGCCTGTGTCGTCAACCTGAAGGTTGTT